TCTTATAACCCTCACGAACAAACTTGCCACCTGGCAAATGTGCCTCAAATTTATCACACACTTGTTCTACTGTCTCAGATGGACAAAGATGTTTAAACTTAAATGACCATGAATATGAGGAGTCACAGCCTTTATCAAACACAGGAAGTTCCTCAACATTTGAAATACTATCAGGATCTACATCCTTGTATGGAAGTTCCCATGTATTTTCATCGGCGGGATTTGTTTGACCAAAGCCATTACATTCAAGATTACAACCAAAGAAACGTAACCACACAGAAGGTTTACCTGCGAGTTCGGCTTCACCTTGGAAGCTAAAGAATATTTCGGAATATTTTACATTCATAATAAACTTTATACACTAATTAATTATAAAAGTCAAGTATTTAATTGTCCAATTCTTTGAGTGCATCAATTTTTTCTTTTGCATACTCAATTGCTTGTTTATCATCCAAATATTTTGGACGGCGTTTTACTAACTTTTGGTCAGCGTGTTTTTCATTCAACGAATTGGCTTCGTCAACTTGTTTACGCATATAGTCCAAAAACTCTGTTGTGCCGGGGTCACCATCGGAGCCTTGTGTTAACAGCTCTTGCATATCAATACTTTGAATATACTTATACTTTGTATCCAATTGTTTCTTTTCCTTTTGAATACGGCGTAAAAAAGCATAATATGTAATTTGTGTAAAATATGCAAATGGATTCTTAGACTTTTCAGGATCAAAATTATCAATGTATGTAATACAATTTTCAATCCCATCCAAAATCATTTCGTCACGGAAAGTGTAATTAACAAAGTTCGACTTGTAAGCAAGATGGTTTGCAATTTTAACCATACATTCTCCCAAGTAATTTGTTACCCGAGGTTTTTCCTCGCCCGCCGCTTCCGCGGCAAGACGTCTCTCTCGATATTCAGATATAGCTTTAAGGAACTCTTTGTTGTCAATGTAGTGAGCTCCCTTCTCACGTTTTTTAGGCATATTGGTCCTCCATCATAATTTAGTGCTTGACTTCTTTGTGGTTCTATGTGTATAATCGCTCTGTAGCGTTTAGGAAATCTTATTATCCTTTTGTGCTTCTGCATACTGTATTAGTGTTTCAATCTCTTCTTCAATTTCTGCTTGTTCTACTTCTGTTTCAAAAAATAAAACATTTACCATTTTTTCATAACCCTCGACAAATTCTTCTTTTAAGTCAACCACCGTTGTGATGCGGCGGGCGTTAATCGACATCAGTGTCTCGTCTGAAATGCTGATCCAAGGTTTCATAGAATATTTTTCAATAACCTGCTCTCCCTTAAGATGAGCCTCAGAAATAATTTCAATCGGATATAATATCTGAACAAAATTATTTTCTGTAAAATCATCTTCCATGGTTGCAACTACAGTTTCGCCGCTTTCAAACTTAATTACTTTTATTTGATTGTCCATTAGTTGGTAACCTTACTAGTTTATATTTAAAACCTTCTTCATTATATAACTTAACACGTTCAATCATATGATTCAATGTATAATTCTTCTTGGATTTCCAAGAGAGATCATCGCCAACATCATACAAATTACAGGAAGTTTTATTATCACCTAATCTCAAGCCTCTACCAATTGACTGTAGATTTCTAATTCTACTTTTAGATGGCGATGCGAAAACAACATTATGCAAGTTCTTTATATTTATGCCTGTTGAGAACGTGCCATATGAGGCAATAATAATTGCATCGTTTGCTTTTTCAGTAAGTTCTCTAATTTTTTCACGTTGGTCAGTTTCAGTTCCGCCATAAACAAAATATACTGGGCGGGGGTCCTCAACCTTTTGTTTTACTCTGTCAAATAAATGGCGACCATGTTTGTCAACAAATTGAAAAAGGACTAATGTATTTCCCTTTTGTGAGGCTGTTAAATTAGTTAAGATAGAATTTCTTTTAGGATGTGCTACAAGAAAATCCATTTCCTCTTGGTATGTCATATCCTTAACTGCCTTACGATCCTCATCTGAGTATTCTAACATAAGACATGTGACATTTAGATTAGCAAGTGAGCCTTTATCAATAAGTGTTTTTGTTGTTGTAACTTTGTAAACACGACCAAAGCATCCTTCAAGAACAAGTTTGTGTGTCTTTGTTCCGTCCAATGTGCCTGTAGTCCCTATACGATGTTTTGCACTTAGACACTTATTCATAATACCTGTCAGCGACTTTGCCTTAAACAAGTGTGCCTCGTCACCATATACAGCATCAAACTTTTCATACCATTTTTTAGGAAACTTGTAAATAGACTGCCACGTTGAAATAGTAATAGGAAATTCATTAGACTTTTCTTTGCCACCATAGATACGATGACAGTTTTCACTAACCATCCATTCATCGTCACTTGCATAATCCTGGAAGTCACTATACATTTGTTCTACAAGGGACGTTGTAGGGACAATAAGTAATTGTTTTTTATTCCTTGCTTGTAAGTAACGTATGAGAACATAAAGAATAAGGGACTTACCACTTGCCGTAGGTGACAACAACAATGCCCTGCCTGTTCTAATACTTTCAGCAATAGCCTCAATCTGATAATCTCGTATTTCAATAGGCTTGCCGCCACTATGTAACTTCAAAGACTCTGCAAATTTTTTAACATATTCAGTTGAAACAGGGTCACCAACATCTTCAACATCAACATTAATTTTGTATTCTAGTTGTCCAGCAAATTCCTCAAGATAACTTAGAAGCCCTACAGGCAATTCTTTTGCGTATATGTTAAACAGTCTTGCTTTACCATCCCACATACGAGAACGATATGCAGGCATAAATTTTGCGCCTGGAACCTCAAATGTAAAGAAGTCGTTAATTTCCTGTGCAACACTTACGTCACACTCTACATTAAGACTTGCTTCATTCTTTTTGGTTACTGTAATCATTACATAAGACCGTTTGTAAATTTAGTCCATTCAATACTGTTCTTAATATCCCATGTGCGACTATTTAGATAACGCATAACACGCTCTAAGAAGTCTGCCACTGTTCTAATATATTCTACTTTGTTTGTTTGCTCAATGACATCATCATCCGCATCCAACATATCGTTCATATCTTGTTTCAATGGTTTAGGACCAAGATACTGTTCCCAACTTAAAGCATCAAGCTCTTGTTTACTAAGTTCACCACGATAATATTGCATTTTAACACGGCGCAGTTTTAGTAAAGCTGCCTCAGACTTACGCAATTGTAAACGAACATTAGACATGTGATTAAGATACTTGGAGTGTAGTTCTGGTATCCGTGTGCTTTCAGAACCGAGATTGAGTTCATCAATCTTACTATCTTCAGCCCATGTTTCTTGAAGTTCTTTCAATGTAATCATAATAATACTTTATCATCTTTGTCCAAATAAGGACCTTGTTTTACTTCGATGATCTCACCTTCTTCTAAAAATTCAAATCCATGACCGCCTGAAACTAACAAAACCACATCACCTTTGCGTAATATTTTAATTGAAAAAAGTTTGTGGTCATCATCATAAAAATTAACTTGTATAATACCTGATTTTACAAAAAGAGTTTCCTGTGTTTTGGAAATCTCTCTAACAACCTCACGATGTTCATGCGGAGGTATCACATGTCCTTTCGGGCGTTTCATATAACCTAATTGTTGTGATGATTCGTTAGGTGTGAAAAAATGAATACCATCTTTTTCAAAATCATTTCGTAAAATGATAGCTCTTGTTTCACCATTTAATATTACATTATCAATCATACATACCTACAAGAAGGTTATTTATAAGTAAGTTAGCACGGAACGGTATAGAAGTCTATATGTTAGGTGACCGTTTCGATTTTAAACAATCTGTATCTAAACGCGGCAACACCAACAAAATAGTTTTGGTCGCCAGAACTAATATCAAAATCTAAGCCTTCAAGACTGATAGTGAAAACATCTGTAAATGAAATTCTAAGATTGGGATTGTTATTAGAATCAAGGACAAACAAATCTGCATCACTAAATTGTGCGGATTCCTTGCCCCTACCATTAGGAAAGCGGTATGACTGACTATCAATAAGGTCTGTAAATTGTTGATGACTTTCAGGTGAGCCTAGTCCGAGTAACCAATTGTAAAGTTCATTGTAGTTTGCCATGTCCTCTTGAACAAGGAATCGAATGACAAGTTCACCAAACTGTAATTTTTCACCTGGAAAAACAAGTGTAGACAAAGGTGTTTCTACAGTAGGACTTCCAATTGAAACTTGTGGTAAGTTGGCTGCCTGACAAAAGAAAGAAACATTAGGAATATTATGAACCTGAAATCTAAAACCATTCGGTCTGAGAAAGTCCAGTTCTTGTGGATTGCCTGGATCGTTTTGTCCTGCTTCTTGAACACTAGTGATAGGATTATAAGCCATTGTTTCTCCTTATACCATATTTATAACGAAAGGAAAACCCCGGAACATAAGTTCCAGGGCCTCCTCAATAAGTGCCGCTTAACACGGTCTTATTATTTTAGCTTACATCAGGTTAGTAACTTTAACGCTTCTGTAATACTGGTTACGGTCTGCTGTAAATGTATCAGCATCTGTTGTGCCGTCAGACTGTGTAACGTATGGGTTAGCGACCATGCCGTAGCGTGTCTTAAAGCCGATTTTTGGCTGGAAGGTGCTAGGGTCAAGAGCGCGGACCATTTGCAGTGGGACGTATGGGCAGTAGAACAGACCAGCGTCATATGCAGATGAACCTTTATAACCTACAACGTAGAACTGACTTGCGGCGCCAGTGTTTGCACTGTATGGGTCGATATAAACTTTGTAGCGACCATTCAATGTACCAGCAAATGTGTTGCCTGTGTCATCAACATTAAGGTTTGTGTCAAGGGCAGGAGTGTAATCAAGAACACCAGCCATTGCAAGGGCACTAGCAACATCTGAAGAACAGATGATGAAGTTACCTTTACCGCGACGTGTGTCTTGTGCGATTACGTTGGCGTCACGTTCAATGTTGAACAACAAGCCTTTGAAACGCTCAACGCTCCAACGACCATTTGAATCAACGTCAAGGTCAAACGTGCCGGCAGTAGCCGTGCTAGCAGAACCAGTTTTAGCAACTTTGTAAATTGTTCTGATAACTTCACGGTTAATTTCAGCCAGGATTTCCTGTGACAAAATGTTTGACAACTCAGACTCAGCATCGAGACCATGAACAGCTTTCAGGTCCTGAGCAAGCTCGATTGTGTATTCTGCTTTCAGGGCGCGTGTTTTAGCCGTTACAGTTGTTTTCTCGATTGAGAAAGCCATTTCGTTGAGTGTAGTTCCGTCACCAAAACCTTCACCAGTTGCAGTTGCAACGCCGGTGCCTGTTGTGTATGTGCCGTCTACTGGGTTAGAACCGGCGTGTGTGCCTGCGCCAGCGAAGTCAGTATCGGCTTCGTTGAACAGAGCTTCTGTGCCAGTTTGTGAGGCGTAATGTGATTTCATTGCAAAGATAAGTCCTGTTGGACCTGTCATTGGCTGAACACCACATACGTCATATGCCATCAGGTTAGGCAATGCACGACGGACCAGTGAAATTAATACTGGATCGTAGTTATCAATGCTTGAACCTGTTTTGTTTTCATGTGTTGCTTCGAAAACAGCCTGACGCTCTTCGCGGATGGCTTTCTCTTGGTTTTCGAGAACAACAGTAGTAACAGCACGTTTGTGCGGGTCTTTAATGGAACCCAATTCTGGGTGCTCCAGGACTGGTTCCCACTTCTTTTGAAGTTCTTCTGAGAGATACATTTTTGTTTCCTCTGTTTAGTTGGTTATATATTATTTATAAAAAATTACTTTTTAACTGCTTTTGAAATAGCGTTGGCATAAATGCTCATTGGCGAATTGCCATCGACCATTTCCTCAGCCACAGTATCGTCCATTTTGTCATCGTCAGTAGCTCTTACTTTAGGGAAATAGTTTTCCTTAATGACAGCCACTTTCTCAGCAAACAAGTCCTGATTATCAAACTCTACGTCCTCAACCAGTTTAGCAAGTTTTTCTGCTTCGGTTACAGTGAGATCCTTTGTAGATTCAGCAATTACTTTACTACGCAGGAGATCTGTTGTTTCTGCTACCATTGCAACTTTATCCTCAATAGACTCGTCAAGTTTAGACTTGAGTGAATCAATTTCGGCTTGCATTTCACCTAGCACATCATACTTTTCAGTAGGTACTTCGATGTAATGCTCGGAAAAGAGAGTTTGCATACCCTTGATAAAGTCTTCGGTAATTTCTGTGCGAAGACCATGCTCAACAGCAAGTTCATTCTCTTTCATCCAATTCTCAGCAACGTATGAGAGATAGCCGTCAATTTTTTCGACCATTTCTTCTTTCAATGTTTCCTGAGCGATACGGGCTTCTTCAGCCAGTTCTTTTTCAATTTCTTCTACTTCAGCAGATACGCGAGCAGTGACAACAGCTTCAAACAATGAGGCAGCTTTTACTTTAAATTCTTCGGAAAGACCATCTTCGTCACCGAACAAACCTTCAATGTCACCATCGAAAAGTGTTTCTTCTTCAACGACTTCTTCGTCTTCTTCCTCGTCCTCTTCAACGACTTCTTCTTCATCGTCTTCAATTTCTTCTACTTCTTCTTCATCATCTGTTACTTCTTCAAGTGTTTCTTCGTCAGAGACTTCTTCGTCCTCACGCACACCCTGAGATGTAGGTTGATTTACAACAGATGCTGTATCTGTGCCGCCTTCAAAATTAGGGGCTTGACCAGCGCCAGTAGTAGCAGGAGCAGTAGCAGTTCCTTGTTTTCCAATAGCGGCTTTACCGATTTCAGCAGTAAGACCACCATTCTTGTCACCAGTGCCTGAAAGGTCAACCATTTCAGGACTAGAGTTAGATGAACCTTGAGCAGGCATTGATGCGTCTCCCTGACTCTTATCGAGTGGGCGGGAAGCAGCTGCCTCGTCTAGTTCATTAGCTTCTTCAGTAAGTTCCGCTTCTACTTCGCGGCTCTTAGCAAGAAGCTCTCTGATTTTGCTTTCTACAGCCATTTGTTTTTCTCCTAATAGAGTTTTATTAATGTCTAAATTATTTATACTTTTTTAGATTTTGGACAACTTATTTAAGAAGGAGTTAAAAACATTTAGTTTAGCTTCTTCTAGTTCATGCCGAGGCGTAGCTTTGATATATGCTTGTGCCTGCTCTATTTCACGAGCTTGCCATACACCATCAACCATTACCCATTCACGAGATTCCATAATACCTTCTACATAAGCATCTGGTGCTGATGGGTCAGCAACAATATCCGCCGCAGTAGCAAGAACAAAGTCATCCTGAACCTCGTTGATTCCGTCTTTTTCTTTAATTGAGCCAAGTCCTCTTGAACTAACGCCTAATTGTGCACCTGCTTCAATAAGATTAGATGCAATTTTACCCATTGGTGTATCCAAAACTTTAGCTCTACCAATGTAATTATCACCACTTTCTTTAAGTGATGTAATCATGTGGGACACACGATCCAAATTAAGAGTTGGACCTTCCGGGTGACCTAGTTCACCGAGAGCTCTTTTCTTATCAATTTGCTCTGCAGTGTAACGTGCAACTTCCTTTTGCATAACCTCTTTAGGATATACACGACCATTGCGGTTTTTAAGATTAGACTGTAAGAACACACCCTCAATATATAGGGTCTTCTTGCCATCTTTTTCTTCTTGGATATATTGAATTTCTTCTGTAAGTTCTTTAATAAGTCTCATTAGCCTAGATCTCCCTGGTTCTGATGTTGTTGTGAACCGTAACCAGAAACTTTGGCAGCCTCTATAATAACGGTACCGCCATTACCACCTGAGATAACAACTTCGATATCACTACCTTGTTCGTCATCATCAGAGAAACCATAAAATTCTAACTTACCATTGAGTGAAAGCTCGAACAACATCTTACTGTTTCTTTGAACAATTGCTCTTGCACTATCTGATAAAGCCCAGTGAATAGCTTTGATATTTGCTTTAGGCGAAGACTGTGTTTCGGTTGATTTTTTTAATGTTGTTGCTAACGCAATTGTGCCTGTAGCGGCAGTCCCTCGGACGGCAACTACGCCTTGAGTTTGCGTCAATTTAAGTGTGTCTACTGTGACTGCCATTTACTATTCCTTAGCTTTTTTTCTTTTTATGATTGCCGTGACTGCCCTCTTCAAGAACTTCGAGAGCATAAGTTTCACATGTTTCAATACCATGCTCAAACATTACTTTATACCACCAAACTTTTCCCTGTGCGTCAGGCTCTGCATGTTCACCCATAATAGGTTTGCCTTCACCATACTTAGGGTGAATAACTTTTGTAGCACATACATGTGTAAGACTAGGATCTTCAGAGCTGCCTTGTTTAGGAGGAGTCTCGTCACCTTTTGTGCCTACTTCTGTTGGATGATACGCTGTGGGATCGTCCATCTTAGGCTTTTCTACCGGGATTGCTTCTTCCCGAAAAAGTTTAAACGTCTTCATTTTCTTCCTCTGTTTCTGTTTCAGGCTCTTCAGTTTCTACTTCCGCTTCTGCTTCTGTCTCTACTGGTTCTTCAGCCTCACCTGTTTGATCTGGCATAATATCAGATGCATCAGCCACGTCACCTTCTGGTTCAACTGGCTGATTAAAAATGGACGCCGCTACTTCTGCTTTTCTGTCGGAAACAAGACTATCTGCTTTGTATCCAACAACATCATTAAATGTAGCCTGAGCATCAGTCAATTTACCATCAGCCCATTGGTCCATCATTTTACGAATACCATCTTCATTGCGTTTCCAGGTTTCGTCATCCATATGTTTTATTTCATTTTCACTCATTGTTCTGTCTCACCTTCTGGTTGAGGCTCTACAGCCTCGGCTTCACTATTTATTTCACCATCAATTCTTGCAACATCCTCGTCAGACATACGCAAAATTTCTTTCTGGACATATTCTTTACTGAAGAATTGTCCTACATATCCTGCAACACCATTAAGAACTTCAATTCTACTACGCAGAATTTCTTGTTCCTTTGACTCTGTATAATAAGCATCAGAGGCAAAGTGGTATTTAAGATCTTGTCTAATGTCTGACCAGTCATCCTCAGTAATAATACCCTTGAGTATCAACTGTGTTTTTAGCAAGTCATCAAACAAAGAACTAAATCGGCGGCGCAGTTTTGCGATAAACTTGGTAAATTTAAGTTCGTCACGGTTAATTTCCGCAGAACGACCAAAGTTTAATCCAGCCTGTTGTTCCAAACGCGATACAGGTACATTAAGTGCCTGATACAGTTTACGTTGGAAATAATCAACGTCACCTGTTTCACCTAAGTTCTGTCCGCCTGGCAATGTTTGAATCTCGGTTCCTCTACCACCTTCACGGCGTGGCATCCAATAGTCTTCAAGCATTGACATAAACTTTTTATCATCACGAATCTCACCAGTGTTACCATCATAAACAAGTTTGTTACGATAGCGATCCATAATATCTTTGAGATACTGCTCTGCTTTAATCTTAGGCAAATTACCAGTATCTACATAAAAAATTCTTCTTTCAGGTGCTCTTGTAATACGATAAATTACAACAGCATTTTCCATCATTCTAAGTTGGTTTGCTGGACGGATTGCTTTGTGTAGATACGACAAAGGAATGTTTTTGTCCTGGTCAACCAAACCTGAAGGGCAATATGAAATAGCATCTTTGCTAATTTTCAGTGCCTTGTCATCTAAAGTAGTTGTAGACTTATACTGACCTGGCTTACTTGAAATACCCTTATCATCATATATAAAATATTCATTGATGTTCTTAATGAACTGGACCCCTGTTTGAGGATCCTTTTCTTTTTTTACTTCTCTAACTTTACGGATTTTTCGAGGATCAATATAACGAATATCCGTAATGCCTTGTTTCGGTTTCGCTGTATCAATCACTTTATGAAAATAGATACGACCATCAATATACCAGCGTCTGAAATAGTCTTGCGCTCTGTTGTCAAAGTCAAATAATCTAAGAACGGTATCAAACTCTTCTTGGATAGCCTTCTTTACTGTTATAGACTGTTTAATATTATCAGTGTTAACAATAACAGGCTTTTCATCATCTAGGTTAGATATGGAATCGTTAATAATATCTTCAATTGCCATATCTATATCTGACATCATAGATATATCTCTATATCTTTTTATCAGTTGTTCTTCGGTGTTTGCAACACCATCTACATCAAAGTAGGTGCCGTAATATCCACCACCACGGATGGACTCAATTGCACCTTCATCGGAAGGAGCCACAAAGGACTTTTCTGTCGCGGCGGGCTTCTTCCGATTGATTTCAAAACCAAAAATTTCCATATTAAATATCTCCTACACTTTAGATGTGATTATGCTACATCATAATGTGTGTATTGGAATGTCACTGTAAATTCTTCAAAGATATCATTCTGTGCATATTGCAAAGCTATCTCTGACATGTTGATTGGAAAGGCATTACGCAGTGTGTATTTACCACCAGCTAATACTTCATCGTTACGATCGAGATGCTCGACCATAATATCCGCTTGATATTCACTTGGTGTAAGAACACCTGTGTTATCTTCACGGTCATTAAGTCCATTCATCCACTCCTCAAAAGGAGTCCGCAGTGAAAAGTCCGAATCGTTTACAATTGTAATTGTGAACGGATCGAAAATTCTTTCACCAGCAAGTTTAATCTCACGACCTCTATACTGGATAATTGCTGGGTTAACGTTGGAAGCTGGGAGAGCCGCACCAGTTACAAGTAGACTGTAGCTATTGTCCACGTTACCTACATAACCTGGGAAAGCTAATGTCACTCTAAACTGGTTAGGTCTTGCTCCACCTGCGCCTAGCCTAGCCTTAAACTCTTCAATATTCATTTTTATCTTCTCCTGATTGAATTATTTATCTGATTAGGCGCCAAGCTCTTCAAATGAAATGCCTGTGCGGGTTGCAACAAATGTCAGTGTAATAAAGTTAATAGAGCGGGCAGGCTTAATGAAAATGTCTGCTCTAAACTCATTAGCATCTACTACCTGAGCTGTGTTATTTGTTTCGTCACATACGACACGGAAGTCATAAATGCCTCTACGACCTTGAACATCACGCAGGAATGGCTCAACCAAACTACGGAATTGTGCTCTTGTAAACGCATCGTTAAATTCAAACAGTTGGAATTTAGCTGCCGTTGCAATTGCTTTTTCAAGAGTGATAAACAATCTACGAACGTTAATACGGTTAAATGCACTTTCTTTATCGAGGTGTGTTTTATCACCAAACAATACAAAGCCGCTACCTTGGAAACCAACGATTGGGTTTGCACCGCCTCTATAAAGTGTATCGCGATCTGCTTTCTTAGGATTAAATGCAAGTTTTACTGCATTTTTAATTTGTCCTCTGTTAAAGCCAGCAGGTGAGAACCAAGGATCTGCTTCTAAATCAGCAGTTACACATGTTCCTGCTGTATCGCCATTACATGGAATCCAACGATACTTATCATTGTATTTGTCATACATGTATTTCCAACCTGTATCAAATACGGCATATGAAGAACGTGTGTAGGATGACTGTGTGCCTTGAATTGATGTGACCTCAGAACCAGAGTTGTTTACAACGTTTGCTTTTGTAGGTGAAATGAATACCATACAATCCTTACGAACATCCGTAATATTGTCAATGATATAATCACCAACAGTTGCACTATGAGCACCAGCAAGAAGCAAGTTTACATCGACTTCTTCATCATTAGCAAACAAGTCATAACCTGCTTGTTTGTCACCATCTGCAGGTGAACCATCGACACCATTTATTAATGAAACATTAATATCATTAGAACCTGGATTGAGATCATCAAAGGTTACACCGGAAGCCTCGCTACCCCAGTTTGCACCATCACCTAGATGGTCCATCCAATAAATCCATTGGGACTGGTTGTTAATTACGTTTTTATAGAAGTTACTTTCGTTTTGGTCATTTTTAGCATCAGACGCTTTTGACAAGCCTGCAAATTTTTCCAGAACTGTGCCTGCTGTGCCTGTAATTTTACCATCTTCGTCAACAACAATAATATGCAATTCATCACGCGATCCACCTTGGTTTGCGGCATATGTTGTTGTAGTAGGAACATAGTCAAAATTATTTTTGTATGTCCAGTTTGTTGTAAGTGCGGCAGTTGCAGTTGCGCCTGTGCCGCCACCTCCAGAAATTGTTACTGTAGGAGCTGAAGCGTAGCCAGCACCATGATAAGAAATAGTAATTGCATTAACTGACGCACCTGATAATGTTGCAGTTGCAATTGCAGTTTCTGTGCCTACGTCTGGCGCGGCGACCGTAACTGTTGGTGCGGATGAGTATCCTGAACCACCAGCTGTAACCGTGATAGAAGCAACCGATGTATTACCAAAAGATGTAATATCGGCAACACCTACTGCAAGTGAATTACCTAAAGTGCCTGGGTATTTTGCGGCCCATGGTCCAACACTAGCCTCACCGGCTTCGTAAGATGCTTCATATGAATCTCTGTTTTTAATTAAAACAGCCGTTCCTGATTGCACTGCATTTCTAGCGGATGAGCCTACTTCACGAACAACCTTAAGGGCTGAACCGTAAGCAAGAAAGCTAGCTGCCGTCAGAAAATCTGTAGAAGTTGTATCTGTAGGCTTACCAAAGCGGTTAACTAGGTTATTCTCGCTATCAATGGTAATAATTTCTCGGGCAGGACCCCAACTAAAATCACCAACAAAACCGCCAATGGTTGTGCCAACCGCTGGGACTACATTGGTAGCATCTTGTTCCTGAACGAGAACGCCTGGGGAAAGCTGAAAAGCCATTTTATTCTCCTCGAATTGTTAAGCGTTTTTCTTTATTAATCTGCTACAGAATATTTATAATTCTTTTATTTTGTGTCCGCAAACATCCAAACGTCACCGCCTATCACTTCCATTTCAGGTTCCGAGCCGTCTAGAATCTCACCGAATGGTGTGAGGTCATTTTCAATCATACGCATTTCAGAATTATATATGCCTTCACGAACATTAACATTTGTTAGGTCACTGAAAAATGAATTGGTTGTAACCCAACCAAACAATACTAGACTCATAACTAAGTCATCGTGATAACCTTCGTCTGCTTGAAACGTGCCGCTTCTTTCAATAAACGTAGAAAGTTCTTGAATAATATCTGCATCGAAAAGAAGAAGTTTCTTTTCTTCCATTAAACTTTTAAATGCAAAACAGCCTTGTCTTTTTACTGCTTTAGATGTTGTAACTCCTAAACGTGCCGTTTTGCCAAATCCAGGAGTAATATATTGTTTTCCGTTTTCTGTAACAGTTGTAAAAATGTTTTCATATTCATTTTCTTGATGTAGAATGTCTAATACTTGTTGTCCTATATCATTGGATTCAATCATTACAAAGGCATTATTGTAGTCTCGACCTACTTTGTCAATAATATTGGGATACAATAATGGTGAAATTTTATTGTGTCTATATTTTGCAACAACCTTATAGGGCATTGCGGTTACATCCATTACAGTAAAAGCAGAATAATCTCCTCCTATACCTCTTGCAACGTCTGCAACCAATACATAGTATTTATCCTTTTGAGGTTCTTCATAAATATCCAAACCATCATTCGTATAATTAGGATCTATAGAACTTAATACTGCAATAGTTTTACCATTAATTAATGTGTTGGATGAACCAAGAAACTCACATAAAACTTCCTGATTAAATTTTAATTCACCTAGAAGTTGTAATTGTTGCTCTGCCCATGCTTCATCTCTGCCAGGTATCTCACTGTAGGGAATAAACATATTCTTAAAACCATTGGTGCCTTTTTCAGATTCATTCCAGAACTTCCAAAAATGATTATAACCTAAGGGTGTTGATGTAAGCAGAATCTTTGTAGTTTCACCGGCAGAAATAGTTGGATATACTGATGTAAAAAACTCATCTGCAACATTATTAGGAATAATTGCCGCCTCATCAATGTAAAGCCAGTTTACTGATTTACCTCGAATACCACTTGCCGTTGTAGCGGCTGTAAATACACGGGAGCCATTTTCAAGATCCACGTCACCCTTGTTCCAAGTTTTAACACCTTGTTGCATCCATATAGGAAGATTTTCATACATAATTTGATATCTAGCCAACACTTCTCTAGCCGCATTACTTTTGTTAGCCATAATTGCAACAGTTTTGGAATCTTGAAATATAGTGTAATGTAGAATACATGCGGCGGCGGTAACTGTTTTGCCTTGCTGGCGTCCCTCCATAAGAATACAACGCCTATTATCCATTATGAAGTCTACTTTTTTCTTTTGACAATCATATAATTTAAAAGGTTGTAGCCCTTGGTCAAGTGTCACAATCATACAATAATTTTCAATAAAGTATATAGGATCTTCTTTACACTTCATATATTCTGAAATTTGTTCCTTATTCCAATCGTGTTTATACCCTACCCGCTTTAGGTTAGGATTACCATGATAGGAGGTATCCTCAGTCTTTTCTATCTGTAGGGACATTTTCAATCGTCTTCTGTTCGTCATTTATTGCTTTTAACAAATCAGAAGTGCTTCCATTAAATACAATGTTTGTTTGTTTTTCAATCTTACTGGCGACTTTACCATCAATTTTATCAATTTTTTGTTTGCGCTCCTGCACATCCATAACATCCTTTGCTTGGTCGCTCATAGTTTTTATTAATTGTCCGGCGACCTCAAATGCACGAGGATTATCTGAGTTTTGTGCTATTTGCAAAATGCCCTGAATTGCTTCTTCACCATATACCATTGCCCTTTTCAAGGCATTTCTAGCTTCCTGGAAATCATTTTCAAGTTGTTCATCCTGTTGATCTACAGGAATCATAGGAGTTTTTGTTTCCTCAACTTGTGTTAAGGTTCCAAACGTTTTATCCAACGCATCAAATACTTTATTCTTTTTATTCATAAACTGTATCAAACTCCTCGAGGAATCTATACGCATCATCAATTGATTGTATTCCTGAGTCCGGTGCCTCAAATGTTACAGTGGGTGCAGATGAATAACCACTACCACCGGCATCTATTGTAACACTCTTGACTCTAAACTTACTACTATTTAGAGGATCTGCTTCCATAGTTACAGAAGCCCTTGCACCTGTTCCATCACCTGTTATAGTAATATTAGGACCTGCTGATGTATAATTACCGCCACTATATGTAACAGCTATAGCACTTACCGCATTACCTGAAAGTGTTGCAGTACCTGTTGCTGTAGCAGATGATACTGAATATTGTTGCCGTGTTCTTTCACCCGTAAGATTAGGATTTTGATAAACGTCTGCAATAACTTTTCTTATGATTCCTTGATCTGCAACATGACCATAAAAGTTTAGTTTCATAGTAAAGTTAAGAGACCATATAATACTTTGTCTATCTGCAAACTGACCATATGTATTATCTTCATATGCAGTTGATTCCAACGTAATTTTAATGTCTCTTTTAATACCTAGTTCAGGCAAATCATTTACTGTAATGTTGAAGTCAGGATTAAAAAAAGGTAAAATCTGTTCTATGATTTGCAAACCATCTTCCTGATTCTTAGCAAAACAATATAAAGTAAGATTCAAATCATAAGGTGTAGACACAAATGTTTGTGTCATTTTAAGAGCATCAGATGTGTTTGTTTTACGATGTTGCTGAATAGGTGCAACTTTTCTTGTAGGATCATATGTAAGAGAGCTAATCTCAAATCCCATGCGAGGCAAAACTAATGCAACTTCTTGGTCAGTTAAATTCGGTTGTCCCTCAATACGGGATAAAAACTTTTGCTTCGTAGCATACGCAAGAGGCACTCTAAGTGATTGAGCAACGTTACCACTAGAATCTTTACGTTGTATAACAATGTTGTTAAATATAGAACCAAATGCCGCAACAGCTCTGCGGACATGAGAGTGATAAAAAGTTTTTCCCTTAAACATTATAGCTCACCAAACGGATTAGATTCTGTGAAGTCAAGAATATTATCTACTTGTTGGACATTCACAAAGTCTGCATTGTCGCCTGCAACGGCTGGTCTAATTGCGTATGATTGTAGAATCAAACTACCACCATCTTCAAGAACAAGTGAATCGCCTGTTTCCAATTTAAATTCATGCAGTAATGCATCTACAGAAAGATTATCTTCAATAGCATCAATTTCTGCATTGCCTGTATCGAGAGCCTCAGAGCTGTATTCAAATAATTCACAACGCAATCTAAATGTATGTAATTTACCTACTTGATAAAATGGATCTTGGTGTTCAACAAATTTAATCTCGAACAAAGATTTTGTCATGGGAAAATATAACAAGTCGCCTTCTGCAGGTCTAGAATCTAACTGAAAACTGCCGCCATATTGTTTGGCACTTTCAACACTTTCTTCCCAACGTCTTTTGGCTACAACAAATGTTGCACTATCTCTAATTTCGATACCGAAACGTTGAAATAAATCTCCCTCACCTTCAAACCCGTCAACAGGTTCCATATACATTTCTAAATGATATGCTTGTGTAAACTTAGACAATTCACTCTCGTCAAACAAAACATCTCTGTTTACAAGAGTCCTAGGCATGTAAAGGATATCGTGACCGTAAATTTTAAGAGCTTCAATATGGAGACTTTCCACAAGTGTTTGCTCATTTACTTCGCCGATTGACCTTCCGCGTTGGAAATAGTGATTAGTTGGCATTAAATTATCCTACCATAAATGAAGGTGGAAGTTCATAATTAAGTTGCATCTCTTGTTCGACTGTGGAAATTTCTTGAATCGCCTCGCCGTAGATTTGGTCCCCATTAAGTGTAACTCCGCCTGGTAGTGCAATACCACCAAACTTTTTCATATTTTCACCCCATTGTCTTTTAATCAACGCAGTTGTATATCTTTTCAACCACATGTCATCATAAACTTCCGAATATTCTGTTGGATTAATTAGTTTGTTACCTTCTGCAACAACATAATCCCCTATGTTAAATGTGCTATCCATATCCGTATCAATATGCAATTTATTTGTTTTACGATTAAAACGTATTGCTCTTTCATTCACAAACAAATTTTCCAACAGGTTAAGATGTGTTTTAACCATAGAATAATATGTTACGTCAGCACTTAACAAATTGTAAAGATCATTCAATGCAAATTGATAATCCACATCGAACAATCCATCAGATCTTGCACCTGCAATTAATCCAAACTTAAACAATCGTGTAATGCCTAACCAGGAATCATCAACAACAATATAACCATTCTCAATATCACCTTTTGCGATAGATGTAATTGTAGTAGAAGCACCTGAGTCCGAACCTGTGATTGTTTCACCAGCTTCAAATTTTTCTGCTGTTTTAGTGTTTTCATACACAAGTGCCGTAGTTGTTGTGTTCTCATGGACCGTAGCTGTTGCGCCGGATGTGCCGCCTGTAATTGTTTCACCTGTATTAAATGTAGTTGCAGGTATTGTAAGTGTTGATCCCGAAAGTTTCTTTTTCAGATAGGCACGTTCTACACCATCAAAATGATATTCCTGCCACATTTGCAAAGCGTCATCTACGCGGTCACTAATTTGATCTTCGTCAACATTAATTTCTATTACAGGAAAACCTAAGCGGCGTAGTGAATAATCAATAAGTCCTTGTCTAGTTGTTATAGCCATTATGCCCTCGTTACGTTTGGTCTTACAGTTACTATACCCTCAAAAGGTCTAAGTGTTTCAGAAGAAGATGCAACTTCAACATCATAAACAAATCTATTGTTGCCTGTAGAACCAACTGAAATAGCCGCAGTTTGTGCCGCAGTTAGTGAAAGTGTTACCTTACCTGTTGCGTCAACAACGGCAGTGGTGAAGGCAGTAGATGTGGATGAATAGTGAGATCTACGCATTTGTGCGGTCGCCGTATAACCTGTCAAGTTTTTGGCACTTCCTGCAGAGTCCAATACTGTAAACTCTTGAGAAAATGTGGCGCCCTGCTCAATTACAATGTTAGTAGTTGTTGCCATTGGTCATCTTCCTTGTTTGTTCTACTATTTATACAACTAAATAATAGACATGATTACAATACACACATTACTTTATGGCGACAAATATACATATGATGATGTAAATCGTATTGCCGCATCGGTTCCTAACATGGATTGCCGCTTTGTTTGTCACACAGATCAAGGTGAGAAACTTCGCAAGGATGGTCTTTACGAGGATATCATTCTAAGATGGGCTGATATTGAATTAGGCACATTTGAAAAAGTAAACATTCTTGGTCAAGATTGGGGTCATTCAATATATCTTGATTTAGATGTTGTGATACAAAAACAAGATTTGTCAGATTTTATAACAATTCACGGTAATGCTATATGTAAAACTTATTGGAAGCCTGAAGGCTTTGAAGCTGAACATAAAGGCGGTGACTTCAACTCCAGTGTCATGTCATGGAGAGGTATTAGTGGACTGCCTATCAAAAAACACTTCAATAAAAATCCTTACAAGTGGATAAAAGAATATGACGGGTGTGACGATAAATATCTTTTTCACGAACACAAGGATAAGTTTCACCCATATGAGAAAGGTAAAATTTATTCCTATATGTTTGGCATAGACCACGAAACAGATGTAAGTCCTCGTGGCAGAAAATATAGATCTAAACCCGATATTTGTTTATTGAATGGTCAGGATCGCTTTAACTTTGATTTGAGGACTGATTACTATACTCACTTTTCTAACAATAAAGTGGGGTGACAAATACTCCGCTGATTATGTAAACAATCTGTATGGAATGATTGATGCTAATTATGTCAATCAGTTTCGTATGGTTTGCTTTACTGACGAACCTGACAATATCCGAGAAGAAGTAGAAATACATCCTATTCCGGATATAGAACCTTTGCATCCTAAATATTGGTTTGGTAAGGAAAACTACTGTTGGGATCGCAGTAAGTTTCTTCTGTTCAACGCACATAAACTATTATCTACTGAAGGGCCTTTTTGTTATTTTGATCTTGACATTGTAATACAGGATAGTATAGATGAATTTTACGAACTTGCCTTTCAACCTCACATTTTGTATTCCCATTGGCAGCCTGAAGGACAACTAAAAGAAAGACGTTTTCGAGATGTCAGAGGAACATATTACAATTCTAGTTGTATGTTGTGGTGGTCAGATCAACCTCAAAAAATATATGAGGATGTTGTAAACAATCCTAATATTTTTAAAGTATTTTACAAAGGCTCAGATAATTACCATCAGTGGCGGCGTCCTGCAGGAAAAGACTTCTGGAACTTTTTGCCGTGCGATTGGTATTATAGTTACAATTATGAGGATGCAAACTACAAAGCCAAACTAGCTTTATTCAATCAGAATATGATTGAAGGTGAAGACACTGTAAGTTTAGATAAATGTGAAGATGCCTCCATACTTAATCATTGGTATGGTAAATATGACATGTATAAAGAACTACCGACAAGAGTAGTTCTAGAACTTACAAACAAATTCAATGATACAGATAATAAATTTAATAACATTTTTGTAGAAGAGGATGAACTAACTCTTGCAGATATAAAACGTATATTCAAAAATTATAAACTAGAATATGTTACTCTGCTTAGAACACTCTCAGCACCTTGGAGATGTAAGGATTATTTTGAAATTATAGAATGGTTTGGTGAACAGGGTGCTCAAGTAATCATGCCCATATTAGAAATAGATGACGAGCCTCAAACTACTGAAGTTCAAGAATCTATACGAGATATTGTAAGTAGAGAAAATATTTACGACTTCAAACAAACATATGAATATCGCAATATTGACAAGGAAGAAAAATGGATTATTGATTGTGAGGCAAGAAATGATAATAGCATATATGTAAATGCAAAAGGTCAAGTTTTTCCTTGTTCATATATTGCTAGAGACGTATTAGAAAATAGATTGTATCCTTTGCATCCAATTGACTATCCTTATAACAATAAATACAATAACGCCAAGTCTTTCGCTGTGAAAGACATTGTTTATAATGACGACTTCGAGCATTATAATGAAAGTCTCAAACGAGACCATTTGAAAATTTGTAAAGAGAAGTGTGGAAGATGCGTGTAAATTTTGTATGTGCTAAATGGGGCACCAAATATGGACCACACTTTGTCAATCGGTTATGTAATATGGCTAGGAGAAACTGCCCTGACCATTTTGATTTCCACTTCTATTGTTACACTGATGATAGTGTTGGTCTTCAATCTGATATTACGGTTATCCCCTTTCCAGATATTCCGAACATCCATCCTAAGTATTGGTTCGGGAATGATAATTTTAAATACGGAATGGCTCGCTGTTGGGATCGCCCAAAAACTTTTGTTTTTAACACCCATAATTTCGCCGATGACAAACCTACTGGTCGGTTCGTCTTTCTAGATTTAGATGTCATCATTCAGAACGACCTAACTCCTATCATTACATATAATATGGAACAACCTACTAAGATGCGTTCTTGGTGGCAGGATCCACGCCCTATGGATACTCGCCGCTTTAAAGTTTCACATGGGGCGTTTACAAATGGAAGCTGTCAAGTATGGAGCGATGACCAATGTGAACCTATCTGGGAAGATGTATTAGAGCATCAGGATAAAATTTGGTTCACATATACAGATGGCACTGATAATTACCACAGTTGGAGATGGCGTGAGCTATGGGATTACTTTCCGAGCTGGATGGCATATTCTTATAATCGCGGCCGCTCATGGGATGAGGATGATTTAAATGTAGGAATATATCGTGGGAACTGCATTCTATGTGTATTCAATGTTGACTTGTTGCCCTTTGAAGATGCATCAAGAGGAAAAACAAAACAGGATGAATTAGCAGACCCCAAGTTGTTGGAACATTGGCAGTGACATACGAATATAGAAACTTTAGAGGTA